TTCCTGAAAAATCACGATCTTCCTACGGATATTCTTCCAATCTCAGAGTTTCTGTTTAATATTGCTAAATCAACTCTCAAGAATATTGATAATATTCACTCTCTTGAAGGGTCCCTATATAGTAAGCAATTGGGTATTGCAGGAACGGTTGATTGCATTGCCGAGTATAATGGCGAACTAGCAATCATCGACTTTAAGACTTCTAAGAAACCGAAACCAAGAGATTGGATCGATCATTATTTTGTCCAGTGCTGTGCTTATGCAGCAATGTACTACGAACTGACTGGTGTATCAGTCAAAAAATTTGTTATCATTATGTCCTGTGAAGACGGAGAATGTGTAGTTTATGAAGAATACGACAAAGCAAAGTACCTTAAATTGCTCGTCCAATATATTAGAAAGTTTGTTGGAGATAAACTTGAGCAGTATGGAACCAAATAAAGAACTAGAACAGGCAATAGAGAGTAAATTTCTTACTCCTTCCAAGTTTTCTCTAGAGATAGAGAAGATTGTTGCGGAAGAGAATATGAACTACATTGATGCTATTTGTTATTATTGTGAGATTAATAAGATTGAGGTAGATTCAATTACGAAACTTGTATCTAAACCCCTCAAAGAAAGATTGAAGTATGATGCTATCAATCTAAACTTTATGAAAAAAACTTCGAAAGCCCGCCTTCCTCTATGAGTCCATTTGAGTGCTATCAACATTATCTCTCTCTTAAAAGTCATTTTACAAATCCAAAATACGATTTCTTTAAATATGGTGGGAAGTCACGGGCAACCATAACTTCCTTCAACAAACGCAAAGACAAGTACTGGTTCGAAAAGTCCAGTCGTAAATATTCCGATAAAGAAATAGTAGATTATTTTCTTGCTAACTTTCTTGCTGCCGATAACCCACAAAACGTATGGATTGGAGAAATTATAAATTCTGGCGAAAGAACATACGTCGAGTGGATGAAACGACAGCAGAGTTTGACCTACTTGTTCAAAGAACAATCGGAACAATTACTCTCGGAAACAAAATTAGAGGATGCTTTCAACTGTTCGAAAGGTCATCCGCCAGTTCTAAAAAAGTTCCTGAGCGGGAAGATTGGTATTGAAACCCTGGTGATTTATGATATACTATTTCAGTTCGGGAATGTCTTTGATAAGAAACTTATAGATCCTGTATGGGAAACTGTAAGTTTAAAAATTCGGAAATATAAACCCTTTCTAAATATCAACGTGCTCCAATATAAACAACTTTTACGGGAAATAGTCAATGAGTAAATTCTTTGATTCTGAATTGATTCAGGAAGAACTTGAAGAAATCAATGAACTTCAAAGGTTCATTTATGGAAGCATTCTTTCTTTTGGTTCAATGACCCGCGAAGATAAACTGGAACACATTGAAAAAATGACTTTGTTGCTGGAAAAGCAACGCATTATGTACACAAGACTTTCTCTTTCTGACGATCCACAAGCGGTTGAGATGAAAGAGAATTTGAAAAAATCTGTGGCTATTATGGGATTTCCTCCCGACACAGATATTAGTTTACTTTTTAATAGTATGAATAAAACTATTGAGTCTTTGAAACAATTTATTGACAGATGAGACTATTCTTGTTATAATATCTAAGTAAATCCAAAACATCCAATTTACCCAAAAAATCCAAATGTCATTCGCAAATCTTAAAAAACAGTCCAGTCTTGGTTCTCTCACTGCTAAGTTGGTGAAAGAAGTCGAAAAAATGAATAATAACGCATCATCTGGTGATGACCGTCTGTGGAAACTCGAATGTGATAAAAGTGGCAACGGTTATGCCGTCATTCGTTTTCTTCCTGCTCCTAACGGTGAAGATCTGCCGTTTGTGAAACTGTACTCCCACGCTTTCCAAGGTTCTGGTGGTTGGTATATTGAGAACTCTCTCACCACTATGAACCAAAAAGATCCTGTATCGGAACTGAACTCCGAACTCTGGAACAATGGTACTGATGCTGGTAAGGAACTGGCACGTAAGCAGAAGCGCAAACTGACTTATGTGAGTAACATCTATGTTGTTAAAGATCCTGCAAATCCTGATAATGAAGGCAAAGTCTTCCTGTATAAGTTTGGTAAGAAAATCTTTGATAAGATTACTTCTGCCATGCAACCAGAGTTTCAGGATGAGACACCTATCGATCCTTTTGACTTCTGGCAGGGTGCTAACTTCAAACTGAAGGCAAAGAACGTTGCTGGTTATCGCAACTATGATTCCAGTGAGTTTGCCGCACAAGGTGCTCTGCTGACTGATGATGATGAGATGGAAGCAATCTGGAAGAAACAGTTTTCTCTTGCAGAACTCGTTGCTGCCGATCAGTTCAAGTCTTATGATGAACTGAAGAAGCGTCTTGATTATGTCCTTGGTAACAAAGGTGCTCGTCGTCAGGATCCTGAAGTTGCCGATGAGGAAGAGACTTCTCGTGGTCCCGTTCGTGATCTCGATGAAGACCTTCGCACCGAACTGAGCAATCTGAGTTCTTCCAAGTCTTCTTCTTATGATGACGATGAAAATGACGAGACCCTCAATTATTTTGCAAAATTAGCGGAATAGTTATAATGGGGGGGGGCAACCTCCCCCTTTTTTATGGCATCGTGACTCTGGTGTTCTCGGTACGAATTAGTTTTTTATCCACATACTGAGAGGACTTTTCATAATACATAATTGTTCTCATATCATTTAAATATTGCTGTAGATAATCTGATCTTAATAAGTATACAGATCTCTTTTCTTCATTCTTTGTAGTTTCATATTCGTAATTGCTGATGCCTATAACTGGATTTAATGTTGCCGTATAATCATCTGGTTTTGGAATAGTAAAATTGGAATCAACAACCTTACCAGCAGGGAGAATCAATCTTCCATTAGAATCTTTAACTTCTGTGGTCTCATAATGATGTACTGCATTTAAGTCTTCACCATAAATGTTTTCGGCATATCTGTAAAGATCTCTATTTGAAAGAGGCCATTCGTCTCTTACATTCACAATACCTGCAGTCATAAGAACCACCCAATCATAATCTGCTCTACCATAAACTACTTCTGCAACAATATCTGGTCTCGCACCTTCTGGAATCTGATACTTATTGAACAGAGTAAAGGCATTATTTAAGTCATCACGAAGTTTCACACGACGAAATAGATTCTTTGCTCTTACATAATTCTGTGAGGAATTACTATCGGCAAAAGGTGATTGATATTCTAGGTCTGGTAGTTCTCTGAAATAAGACATTAGAAACCTACTCCTATATCGGAATCTTTATAATCTTCATTGTAAATTGGATTCAGTTCAGTAAAACTAAGAGATAATTTCATATGAACTGGTGTTTTGTCTGCATAAGTTGCATAAGAGCCAGAACCTGTATAATTCATTCCCA